CAGGCTACAATACCATCGACACGACGTCCATTAGCACCAGAACGCCCTTTGTGTACCTTCATATTGTCGTTTGCATCATAATAAATCTGGCAGGAAGCTAGCATCCAACCCAATACCGGATTTCCATCGTGCTTTAGTTTTCCAGAAAGTACTAGTTTTTCAAACTCTTTTGTAGGTGCTGAAATTGTTCCTATGGCCTGCGAAAATTCAGATACATTGAAGCCCTCTTCGTCTAGGTCTTGTGTTAATTTTGTGGCGTTGTAGGGGTCAAATTCCAATCGAATGACCTTATGCTCATGATAGGTTGTTTTAATAATATCTTCAATGATGTTGTAATCAATTACGTTTCCAGGTGTAGCAATAAGATAGCCAGCATCGGCCCAATATTGATACGGCACTCGATCTTCTTTTGATCGTTTAATAATAGTATCTCTAGGGCAAAAGAACCAGCATTTTAAATAACGGTCTTGGTTTTCATCTGGTTCAGAAATTAGCACATAAGCACTTAAATCGATTGTTTTTGAAAGGTCTAAACCGCCAAAGGAACCAAATTTTTGGAATTTTTCCATTGGGATAACATCTACTTTATTTTTCATCCAATCTTCATTAAAAATCCATTCAAACTGCTGATCTACCCACATGTTTAGGTTTTTTGTCTTGAAATTTCTAATTTTTGAAGGTTGGTTTAATGCTTTCACAAATTCTTTTTCTATCCCATCGATTGCTAGACCTTGCCCTAGTAGCGGATTTGCTTTGGCCCATAGTTCTTTATTTTCCCAAGCTTCTTCAGTTGCTAAATCTTCTTGGTCTATATCATGGATCATTATCCAGAGGGAATCATCGATATTGCGCCCTTCGAGGACTTCAATAACAGAATCTTCATAGTTTTTGCAGGCTGATTGTACATTGGCCCCAGCCGTAGTGATGTGATAAATCAAAGCCTGCGTGCGCTGCACCGTAGATGATTCTAAGTTTTCTTTGACGGTATCATCCTTATGGGCGTGATATTCATCAATAATACCAACATGACAATTGATTCCATCTTGTGTTTTTGAATCACCCCCGAGAGGCCGCATTTTAGAGTTGGTTTTCCTAAATCCTATGATCTTTTGCATAGCATAAAATCCCATTTTACTTAGTCCTGGATTAGCTACAGGACTTTCAATAAACATCTTTGCCTGCTCCCAGCACAAGCGCGCCTGGTCCTCTTTAGTTGCTCCCACATAAACTTCGGCTTCCATCTCTAAATCAAAACTCATGGCATAAAGAGCCATGCCTGCCATTTCTGCTGTTTTTCCGTTTTTTTTTGCCCTTTTATCATAAACCGTGTTTATGCGACGAAAACCGTTTGTATTATTTTTCTAGCCCAATACATTGTACAATGTGAACTGCTGAAATGGTGCCAGGATAAATGGCTGACCCGCCATTTTTCCTTTTGTATGGTTCAGGAACGTAGGGAAGAAATTTACGATTTGCATTCCTTTGCTATGATCAAGCCGATACCCGTCTTGCTCGGCAGTATCTATCCAACTAAAAAACCGTTCTACCGTTTGTTTTATTCTTTTGCCGGTTACTATATTTCCATTACGCACATCGTTTGCGTAGCGGAAGGGAACGGATTGCAACATCTCTTTTGTTGGGTTCATGTTTTAAATAAGTAAATTCAAATATCGGTTATTTTTGTAAGTAAACACATTTATGTGTTGATGTATTTTAAACAATTAGATCATTTTTATAGCGTGAAAGAAAAAAACAAAATTGAATTAATAAAATTAGTTGGCTAAAAACTTAAAGCTTTCCGGCTTGAAAGAAAATTTTCCCAAGCCATGCTAGCTTATGATTGTAACATCCCCATTAATCAAGTGGGAAGAATTGAACGTGGCGAAATAAACACAACAATAGGAACTCTTTATAAATTAGCTGCAGCTTTAGACATCGATATCAAAGATTTACTTTAAATTAATCATTATCGATAACATATTGCTTACCCGATATTTCAACTACATTCTTGTTGAACTGCTTGACACCTCGATAAGTCTTATTGTATAATTTTTTATACTCCATGATTGTTTTGAGATTTAACAAACTGAAAAGAAGTATAATAATTGATACTAAATCCTGATTGTTTAACTGATCTTGGTAAAACTTTTGTTCTAACCAATCTTTGGCAACGGTACCGTTTGTTGATATTTCCATAAGTATAATTTTTTGTATGTGTGCTATTTAGTAGTTATAGGTAAGGCTAAAAGACACCTAAGTCACGTTTAAACTTATCCAAACTACTTTGAGCATCGCTTGCCATATCATTAATGTAATCATAGTGCATATTAAGTATAGTTTCCAAATCAAAAATATTGTCGGCATCATAAATTAAGTCTTTTCTGTTTAATTCACCTCCGAAAATATCTCGGTATTCTTTCATTCTTTGTTTCGCTTTTTCTAAATCATCCTTTGTCATCGCTTTGAAATTTGTGAGAAGCCCTACCTATAACAGCACATAGGCAATATGGCGGGTTCTCGGTTAATATTAAGTTTAGTTTTTCAAATCAAGTTTAGTTGTTGCAAAAAGTTCAGTGTTCCAAATCTGCCACATCGCCTATCTGCAACCGGTTATCCCTGATTAGCTTTCAAGAATGAATCAAATAAATCAACTTGATTCGGATCAGTGTTAATTTTCAACTCCTTATCTGACTTCGGATCTAATCCAAAAATCTTAAAACATTTAAAAAGAGTATCAGCTGCATCATTCTTCAAAGTCAGCTCTACAGATATATTTTGCGCCCCGGTTTTAAAAGTTTGCATATAACCAGTTCCAAAGTCTCTGTTATTTTTTATCTGGATCTGCCTAACCGCAAATTCAAATTGCGCCATCGCTTCAGAGTACACTTCCAGCGCATTTAAAAATATTTCTTTTAACCTTTCATTTTTGGCTAAAATGCTACCCATTTTTAAATAATGTTTTTTAGCCTCTTTAGTTAAATAGACAGGAGGCTTTGGGCACCCCATTAAAGTTTCTTTTCCCTTACCAATTGACACTACATTCATAACTTTATATTTTAATTATTAAACAACTATTTCCCTTACTAAGCCCCCCCCATCCACTAAACTCAAAAGTAAAATTTCAACTAAACAGCGATGTAGGTAAAGATTATTTTTTTGAGATTTTAGCCCCTACCCCTACTTTCGTTTGAAGATTTTCTATTGTGACATTTTTCACATAACACTTGCAAATTATCGTCATCTAACCTATCTCCCCCGTCATTAATTCTTACTATATGATCCACTACTTTACCAGCAACTGTCAATCCATTTTCTTCACAAATTGCGCAAAGTGGATGAATCATTCTAAATGCTTTAGACTTCTTTCGCCATGGCCAAGAGTTGTAGAACTTACTGTTATCGTTCTCTCTACTGAACGCGGCTCTTTGATGCACCCAGCTTCTAATTATTTTATTAGGTTTGTTAGCCATAATTAAAAGGGATTATCTTCGTTAAAATCATTTGTGTTTTCATTGCCAAAAGCATCTTCTAGACTAACAGATGGTAATGCTTTACCATTGTAATTTTCATAACTTCCTTGCATATCAACAGCACACTCTACATCAACAAACTTTGTCTTATCACCTATCCATTTTAGTAAGGTTGTATTTGTTGATCCCCCTCGATATTTAGCAAATATGATCTCACTGTTTGCCCCTGAATGAATCAACGGTTGTAAGGCTGCATCATAATCATCAGCCTCGATATCAATTTTATAATACTCTGGACGGTAGATAAATTGCACAATGTCAGCATCTTGCTCTATTGCTCCACTGTCTCTAAGGTCAGAAAGCATTGGACGTTTGCTGCTTCCACGGGTCTCAACCGCTCTCGATAGCTGGGACAATGCTATTATAGGGATGTTTAACTCTTTTGCCAATCGTTTTAATCTTCTTGATATTGAAGATATTTCCCCCTCACGGTTGCCCTTTACGGATCTATCGTTCATCAACTGGATATAATCTATAATCAATAACTTTATGTCATGTTTACGCACCCACAGCTTAGCCGTGATAACTATATCACTAATATCTGTCTTGCCTGAATCATCAATATAAAAAGGAAACTCATTCATTCTTTGCTGGTGTTGTGTATAAGTGGCAAAGTATTCCGGATGCTCAAAACCAGTTTTTAGTAATTGTTTTAAGTGAAAATTAGTATCAATAGCCACCGTACGTGCTGTAAGTTGCTCGATAGACATTTCAAGGCTTATAAAGCCAACACCAACGTTTTTTTTACAGTTTTCAATAGCACATTTTAAGACATAAGACGTTTTTCCCATGCCAGGACGTGCTGCAACTATTACTAAATCCTGATTTCTATAACCGCCTGTATATCGATTCAGTCTATCAAATCCAGTATGAACACCTACTAACTTAACTTCGTCCTTGTTAGCCGTAAGCATTTCCACTTCTTGCTTTAGATTTTGTAAAGCAGCAGGAAAAGACATTGTGGCTCTTCCTGTATTTGTAAAATCAACTACCTTATCAAATTCCTTTTGCCAACGCTGCAGCAATTCAAATACATCAGTAGTCTCGTCATAAGCTAATGCTGTAATTTGATTTGAAAATAAAATCACCTGCCTTGCCATGTATTTCTGTAATACTATGCGGGAATGATACTCGATGTGAGCCGAAGAACCGATTTTTTGTGTCAGCTGTATTAAATAATAATCGCCACCAGCTTTTTCAAATA